TTAACCACTATTCACCATTTTAGTGGATAGAATGTGGATGCCATCACTAAGCGGATTGAGGCGAATGGCGTCACTGAGGTGATCAGGCGAAAAGTGCGCATAGGTCATGGTTTGATCAATTTTAGAGTGTCCCAATATTTTGTTTAACGTCAGTATGTTGCCGCCGTTAATCATAAAGTGCGCCGCGAAGGTATGGCGTAAAACATGCGTCGCCTGACCTTTCGGTAGATCTGGTTTAACCGACCTCAGTAGTTTGCGGTATTCGACATAGTCGACATCAAAAAGCCTGCCGGTTGTTTTGGTTTTAACATGCCTCATGACCTCATCCGTAACAGGTACGGTTCGCGCCTTCCCGTTTTTGGTTTTGGTAAACGTCACCTTTCCATGCATCATGTTTTGAGCCAACATGTTTAATGATTCCCCCCAGCGTCCGCCAGTGCTTAAGCACAGAACCGTAAGGCGATGCGCGTCACCACTTAAAACCGATAACAATTCCTCGATCTCCTGGTTGCTAAGGTAAGACATTTCAGGTCTTTCCTGATGCAGATCGGTGATTCCATTAAACGGGTTATCAGCGTGGAGATCCTCCGCTTCAATCAATACGCGGAAAAGCCCTCTCAAGGTGCTCAAGTCACGGTTGACGGTTGAAGCCTTGACCCCATCATAGAGTCGCTGACTCCTGTACTCAGCAACGAATCCCTTACTGATTTTAGAAAATCGTGGATCGTCCATATCGCTGATTACTCGCTTTAATTCGCGTAACCGCTTATCGCCATACTTGTGGCTGCGGCCGTGAAGTTCCCACCATCTAACGAGTAACTCACTCAATCGCCTTTGATCGGTCGGTTTATCCAGCCAATCCTTGTCGTGCATATTGGTGATGACGTATTTCTCAAAAGCAACAGCATCTGCTTTCTTGTTAAAAATCCGCTGTATCCGGCGTCCTGCCGTTCCGCGCGGTCGTATATCCACTTTATAGCGTCCACCTTCGAGCAGCTTAACGGTCATAGCTGTCACCTCCGGTAAACACATTTTGTCTTACCGCGTAACAGAAATTTACGCGATAGTTTTCATATAGATAAGCAAGAAAGATGCTTAGCCAGTTTTCTGGTCTGAGGGCTGAGAGGTTGTTTCGTCTTGCCCAAAGTGTGCGAGAGCCGGCGCGATTTGACCGGATTCAGGAGCAATCTTTCCGGTAATAAACCAAAGCGCGTATTTTTCGAATCTCGGATGGTTCAAAATGTTGGTTATCACTTCAGTGTTTGGGACCGTCTTATCCTCTTCATAGCGCCATAGTGCATCGTTACCAATTCCCAGCATCTTCGCGACCTCAGGGCGGCTAGTCAGTCGTTCACTTTCTCGCATAAGCTTTAGCTTTGCGCCAACACTCATATGCATATTGCATTTCTCCAATGTTGATCGTAATATCAATATGTAAACCGCAATGGTGGGGTTCTATTTTAAGCAATACCCCAAAGATGGAGATTATCACATGAAAGATGCAGTTTTGATCGCGCTGTTTAAGATTCCAGACCCGATTACCGCTGATGAGTTTTCCCGTCGCACTGGTAAAACGGAGTCAGCAGTTCGCCACATGATGGATCGTCGTTTGCTGCCGATGGTTACAGAGCGTGAAGTTCTTGGCTCCGATGGTAGTACTCGCCGCCTTCTCATTCTGTGGAATGAGTGGCTGGAAATGGTTCACGAAGCCACTTCGAAACTTCCCCCTGAGCGCCAGGACTGGCGGGCAGGTTGGATTAAAAAAGCTAGCAAGCTTGCAAGCGACATGGGCGTGAACATGTTCAGTGGTGGGGGAGCAGCATGAATCGTTATTTGAAAGAGAGAATAGTACTTATGGCCACTGCAATTGCGGGCATCTGTATTGGATCGGTTGCCGTTGCGATAACCTTGAAACTCATCGAAGTGTTTATTTTTTAAGGACGTTCGGTAATGAATAAACGCTACTCACAGCATGGCAAGTACGCGGGAAGTATTCATATCGTGGCGGGCGATAACTTACCTAAAGTCGTCTGGATAAATAAGCACGCTGGAATTTGCTGCGGCTTCACCATCCGCGTATTACCGCGCAGGGTAGGCAAGAAGCGTTATCAAATCATGAAAGATGGTGATTCTTTCGGAATTGACTTTGCTTTATCGGAAGCACGTAAAACGATAGATCGAATTATCACCAATCACCGTTTTATTAATCACTAAGGAGAATGAAAAGTGAAACGCCTTTATGCTGAACAGATTAATAAAATGCTGGAAGATTATTATTTCAATTTGGAAAATAATCCGCAGGGCCGTGAGTCGCATTACGGGGTTCTGGCTAGCGGAATCCAACATATCTATGGCACCGCATTTTGTCTGAATGACAATGAAGCTCTCAATGAGCTTCGCCCGTTCGTTAATTCTATCATGAACGGCGAAATACCATCACCCGCCTTATGGGAAATTGCAGCATGAGCATACTGCTCGCTCATCAGCTTTCTTCAGTAGCGCAAGCTGCTCTAAAGAAAGGGCGCAGGGTGAGGATAGCAAAGGCAGAACTCGCGTTAATACGCATTCAATCAATTCTCGGCCTTAATGATGAAGAATTGCTAAATGCTGTCAAGCGGGTGACGGATGTTGATGCGATAGCCGTGATGGCCGCACCACCAAAAGAGCGTTGAGGCTTATATGTTCACCGAAGAAAAAACATCATGGGCACAGGAAATGCTGATCCGCGAGGCAGTAGAGAACGCAGAGCAGGGTTTTACTGTTCACCTTAAAAATGGTTGCGTCATTGGCGTACCAGCAAACAGCCCGTCAATTGATTTAATTATTTACGGTCTGGAAAAAGAAATTCGCGGTAATCATGCGCGCGCGCGAATAACCTTTATTGATTTTCTGTATCACTGGCACGAAAGGTTATTCAAGCTGGCTAAAAGAAAGCCGCGCCCTAACCACTAATTAACCAGCATTAAAAATAACGGCATTCATTTTGCCGGGGATTCGTTTTGCCTTTTTCAGGAGGTCGCATGTCGATCACGTCAATAAAACTGGATGGCGGAATTAGCGATCCAGAGTTTGTGGAAATAAGCACCAACGCACGGAAACGCGAACGCGCCCACCTGCTGGGCCTGCTGCGCATTTTCATCGGTCAGCTGAAAAAGGAAAGCGCCACCCCGGAAGAAATTTATTCATCAGTCGAGCGGTGGATTGATAGCCGCGAATTACCAATCAGCGAGGGCAACAAGCAATGAACCACTTAATGATCGATATTGAAACGCTCAGCACCCAACCGAATGCAGTGATTTGCGCGATTGGCGCGGTTTTCTTCGAACCGTCAAACGGGAAAATCGGCCCGTCGTTCTATCAGACCATTGATCCGCGCACCTCTCAGAATCGCGGCGCTCATATCTCCGCCGATACGGTGATGTGGTGGCTCAGGCAGGATAAAGAACCTATTAGCGAGCTGGTAGGCGCGAAGTCGCATGAAATTGAGGTGATGCTGGATTTCGCCAGATTCATTGAAGGCGCGTTCCCTGAAACCACGAAAAAGAATCTGAAGGTCTGGTGCAAGGGCGGTTCGTTTGATTTTCCGATCCTCAAATCTGCCTTTGAGCGCTCATCGCTTGAGGGCGTTCCTATGCTGCCGTGGATTTACTGGAATGAGTGCTGCTTCCGATCGCTGCTGACCGTGGCCGGCGTTATCGGTTATGCCCCCCATCCACGTCGTTCAGTAGCACACAACGCCTTAACCGACGCCATCTATCAGGCCGAGCAAGTTTGCGAGATCTGGCAGCGCCTAACCAACCCGCATCTCGAATCACTATGAGGACCGCTATGCATCCGCGTCTCTCCGTCATTTGCAGCGCACCGCTGCCGGTATGCAACAGGGCGCTAGCCGCCCTGAAATGCTTCGCCCGCGGTCAGCGCAATTTCTCCCGCGTCATGCCGCATGCCTACCTCGTGATCCGTATTGGTCGCCGCTGGCGCTTGCTCAGCAAGAACGGCGGCCAGCAGTGGCGGCTTATGACCCACGAAACCTACAACCAGGAATACCGCAAATGAACCGATCACCTAAATACGCCCAGGGTGCATTGGCCGCCCTGCACGAAGCCAAAATCCTCAATCTCGCAAACGCGACACCGCTCGCTGTACTGGAAAGCCCGGAGGCCGCGAAGACCCTCGTTAATCTGATGAATCTGGTGCTTGACCCGCTTATCCAGAAATACACCGTGATGGAGGCGAACCGTGATTAAGTCCCCGATCAAATGGGCCGGCGGCAAAACCCGTGTTATGCCGCAGCTGCTGAAGCACCTGCCGAAAGCTGATTGCCTGATTGAGCCATTTGTAGGCAGCGGTACCGTGTTTATGAACACGGAATACCGCCGCTACGTCCTCTGCGACAGCAATCGCGCGCTGATCAATTTCTTTCTTGTATTGAGGGATGATACAGAGCGCCTGATAGCGGTTGCCCGCAATATATTTCGGGACGGTAACAAAGCAGATAAATATTACTCCGAGCGCGAAAAATTCAATTACATGTCATGGTATGAATCAGAAAAGGATTGCCGATCGACATTATGGGCGGCGTCCTTTTTGTACCTGAATAGACACTGCTTCAACGGCCTTTATCGTACAAATCTGGACGGCGGTTTTAATGTGCCATTTGGTCGATATAAACAGCCATATCTCCCCGAAGCCGAAATGCGCTTATTCGCCGAAAAAGCGCGGGATACCAACGCGCTATTTCTTTGCAATGATTTTCGCACTTCCATTCCGTACATCGCGAAGAATCGCCCGGACTCAGTAATTTACTGTGACCCCCCCTATATCCCGGCCAGCAAAACCGCCAACTTCACCGCCTACGGCAAGCCGTTTACCCTGGACGATCATCGCGCTCTGGCTGCAACCCTGCTCGATGCTCATCGCCAGCATGGCGCCCGCTCGGTTATCTCAAACAGCGACACCCCGGAAACCCGCGAGATCTATTCCGCTTTCAACCTCCATGCTTTCAGCGTCCGCCGTTCCGTGAGTGCCAAAAGCCGCGATATGGCTGGCGAGGTTATTGGCGTTCTTCGCGTGTGCGATTGCTGTGGCCGTTCTGGTGGCGCCAGCTGCCCAGATTGTGGCCCTGCGATGGGTGATTCCACTTACGGCGCAATGGCTGCAGCGGGTGTATTCGACGGGGCGGAGGGATTCTGATGAATGAGCCAGTGTGGTTAGCAGTAGATCCCGCCGATGACTCAGGGGATTGCACCATAGTGACAGCGCTGGTTTACCGCATAACCGGTAGTCAGCAGTGCCACACCTTCACCCTGATTGATTTCAGGGCGTTCATCCTTGATGCGGATGTACCGGCATTCAGGTCATGCGTATCTGGCATGGGCTTCGATGATCAGAGTATCAGGAGGGGCGGCCTTGTACGCCTGCAACTCCCTTCCGACTCGATGAGGAGCAACCATCCTGATGAACACGCTTGATGCCGTTGTGACGCGAGTTCTGGACGTTCGTCCATATCGCCATTTCTGGATCGTCGAGGTGGAGGTGGTGTGCTACGGCGATTTCAGCAACACGACCATCATCCGCGATAGCGAAAAAGAAGCCCGCCAGGTTCAACCCGGCGACACGGTGACGATCTGAGGTACCGCAAATGAACGAAGAAACCAATTACCGCCGGCTCTGGCGAAGCACAGTTATCTGTATTGCCCTCTGCTCGCTGCTGTTCTGGCTCCCGATGGGCTATCTCGCCTTTCGTGTTTTCTCTGTGGTGTGGGAGGCGCTGTGGTTGCTTATTACAACGAAATAGGCCCCCACGCGATTGAAGCGGCGGCAGCGTTCATAAAGTCCTACATGGCAGCGACACAATGACCGCCGCAGCAAGAGAGCGCCGTGCTCCGGCGGCACATCTTCTGCAACCGGGTGGCGCACCAGGCGTCACCCGGTACGACTACGAGTGGCAGAAGCCAAAGGCCGCCATTTATGTTGATAAGACTCCTGCTGTTGATCTGGTAGAACTTGGTCAAGAGAAGGAGTTTTTGGCGTGGGTAAAAGTCACCCTTGCGCCGCTACCTCGCTTTATTCGCCTGCGCCTGGCTTCCCGCATCGACAGCATTCACACCATGAAGGGCAGACACATCGCCCGCCTGGCGCTGCGAGATATCATCCGCAGGGATCTGCCGCCTATCAATATGGTTAATGAGCAATATGCTATTGCGATGACCGATGAGGCTAAATCTCAGGCTGATACGGCATTTAAGGGGTTAAACCCGCTTTATCACACGTTCAACACCCTGCATGGGCTGGTTGAGCGCTTTAATCACCTGCCGGATTTCACGCCGGAAGATGTCGAGCTGCTGGCGCAGGATATCGCCATCTATATGCGGTCTGTGCTGAGTGAAGTTCATGAAACGATAGAGACGCAGAGTGATCGCAAATATGCCAGGTACCTTTACACCGAAGCGGCCATCCTCGCGCGGCTTTTCTTCCTGACGCCACCGAGCTGGGGAAAGTATTGTCGCGGCGCGTTGTTTATTGATGAAGCTACTACCGGCATCAGCAAGATGCTGGATGATCGCTACTGGCACCGCAACCTGAAAAAGTACGCCACGCGCTGGCGCGAGCATCTGCACATTGCTTTTGGCGATGTGAAACGGGGTGCTGCACCGTACTGCAGTAAGCACCACGTTGACGAGTGGGACGCCAGACGCAAGCGCAGCCGCGCGATCATGGCCCGCCTTGAGCTGGAAGATCAGGACACCAAAGAACGCATTTCGCTTATTGAGCAGATCGATAAGAGCATATCTAACCCGGCATTGCGCCGCGTTGAACTCATGACCCGCATTGGCGGCTTTGAGAAGGTAGCCACCGAAAGCGGCTACGCGGGCCAGTTTTTTACCCTGACAGCACCATCCAAATACCACGCATATACCGTATTCGGTCATCGTAATGCCAAATGGAACGGCGCCAGCCCGAGAGCGACGCAGCGCTACCTTAACCGGGTATGGCAGAAAATCCGCGCAGAGCTGGCCCGCCGCGAAATCCCGGTTTTTGGTTTGCGTGTAGCCGAGTCTCACCACGACGGTACGCCGCACTGGCATGGCCTGCTGTTCTCTTTGCCGGAACATTCCGCTGAGCTACTGGAAGTGATGGAAGACTACGCCACCCGCGAGGATGTGGAAGAGTTGCAGGGTAAGCATGGTAACCAGCCGCGCTTTGATATGAAGCCTATCGATCATGAAATCGGTAGCGCCACCGGCTACGTGGTGAAGTACATCAGCAAGAATATTGATGGCTATGCGCTCGACGGTGAAACCGACGACGAGAGCGGCCGGCCACTCAAAGAAACATCTAAACACGCTACCGCCTGGGCTTCATGCTGGGGTATCCGTCAGTTTCAGTTTTTGGGTGGCGCGCCAGTGTCTGTCTGGCGCGAGCTGCGCCGGTTCCGCAATCAGGAACAGGCCGACAAGATAAATCCGCTGTTTGCCGAGCTACACCGGGCGGCTGATGCCGGAGACTGGCAGCAATACACCCAATTGCAGGGCGGCGCACTGGTTGCCCGCCGCGATCTGCCGCTGCGCATCTGGTACCAGCAGAAAGACGAGCCGAATGATTACGGTGAATATCGCGACCTCATCAAAGGCCTGATGATGCCAGCCGTTCAGATCCCCCCCATTGAAACCCGCCTGCATTCCTACTCAATCGTAAGGAAAAAACCGGAGGTTTTAAACGACTCCGGGCAGGCAGTTGACTTTGATTTTGACCTTCCGGGCGCGTCCGCGCCCTCTAGGACTCGTGTCAATAACTGTACCGAGGCTAAAAAACGAACAAATTTGCCACCCGGATCACCGCCATTAATGACGGTGTCAGCTGACGGGGAAGAGCCGGAACAGTTTGAGATCGGTCAGTTAACACGCGACCAGCGAAAACAGGTGTCTGAGAGCATTCGTAACTACAAACCGCCGCAGAAAAAATCGCCTGCTGATGAGTTTGAAGCGCTGGCGTACAGCATTACCAGCGGCGACTGTTCCGAATATGACACCCGGAGGGCAGAAAGCTACCTCAAGGCCGCCAACGAAATCAGGCGGCAGGAGCAGGTTTTATCACCGGCAATCGCCGGAGTGGCGGGATTGGTGCAGTCGTGGGCGCAGGTTAGAAAAATTCAGATCAGTAAACCGCAGGCCATACAGCTGGCGCGCGGCAATGAAGTGACGGTGCTGGATACGGTGTATCGGGCACATCCGGTTACGGGTGAGCTGGTCATTGCCGGCGTTGATAAGCCGTGGCGTAAAACCCTGGCAGATCATAAAGCCGGTGAGCTTGCAGCTCGCTGGAAAAAGGCAGCTAAACGGAAAAACGAGAGGTGAACATGAGCAATAAAACCATGAAGACAGCAAACAGGGCACAGAGAAGGAAAAGTAAAAGTCAGAACAGGGAGAAGGCTTTTGTCTTTAAGCATCGGCGGGTGGGTTTAACTTTTTTAACCAGCATTAAAGAGGGGTATCGGCCTCAACTTTCCTCTCCAACATCCATTGATTGCGCTCGCGCTGAATTTGGCACTTACACCGGACAGGTGCATGCGGTCACGCCAGGTGGAAAGCTCGTCGGGATCGACGCTTGTATTTTTTCCGAGGTGACAGGGTTGTGGGAGGAGGGGATCACGACAATCGAGAGCTGCTGCGGACACAACAAGGCCAAAAGCTATATCGCTGTCGTCGAAAAAGATATCGCTCGCATGTTGGCGCTTGGGTACCAGCCCGACAAAGGACATGAGACAGGGTGTGTTTTCTACAGCAAAACCAGCCGTCACGATAAGTAGAATTCCGTAGCACACCGACACTTTTGACCGTGCCGGCCATTCTATCGAGCACTGTCATTTTTAGCGGTGCTGCAGGTTAGTTTTTTTTGAGGAGTGAGAAGGCTATGAGCTATCTGGGAAGCAAAGCGGCCAGCGGCGTTTATCAAAAAATCATTGCCGAGATGCCGCCGCATGATGTCTACATTGAAACGCACCTAGGCGGCGGCGCGGTGATGCTGCGCAAGCCCCCGGCGCGGCATAATTGGGGGATCGATATTGACCCGGAAACCGTCGAGGCGTTCAACCAGGACAATCATGATTTTCTGGATAGGCTGGCGGAAACTTTGTTTATTGATGTTGGGGATGCCGTCGAGTTCTTGCGTTGCTTCGATTATGCCTCTGCCGGCCGCGTCTTAATTTATTCCGACCCACCTTATCTACCTGAAACGCGCTCAAGTTCCGCGCGCTATCGCCATGAATACACCGTTGACGATCATTACCGTCTGCTGGGATTGCTCTGCTCGATGCCGGAAAACGTGAGCGTAATCGTATCGGGATACCCTTCTTCGGTTTATGACAATGCCTTACCGAACTGGCGCAGCAAGGAGTTTCAGGCCATGACGCGCGGCGGTGTGCGCACCGAGAAAATCTGGATGAACTACCCGGAAGGGGCCGCGTACTCGCATGCTTTTGCCGGTAAAGACTACAACGATCGCTATCGTATTAAGCGAAAAGCGCAGCGCTGGAAGGATAAATTTGCGGCTTTACCGCCCGCTGAAAGGCTGGCAATAATGGTGGCTCTGACCTCTGTTTCTGATGGGGTTAATCATTTGAAAAAAGGTGGTAAAAAATGAGTTTCGATCGCTTCACGCTGCGCAGACACCTTACCGCTTCAGTCTGGGCCGGGCATTTGTTTGATGCAGCATGGGATATTGGTTTTGAAGAGCAAGATAAAAGGCAGGACCAACACCCAGAAAAAACACTATATGCCTTGAGGGTAGCAAAAGTTCAAAAACTATCTGATATAGATGATTTTATTTATAAAAATTTCGAATTGATCCAGCGATTCCTTATTGAATTGAAAGAGTTAAGCATTGGGAAATGGACTGTAAATGATTTCTTTTTATATGAATTAATGGTTCTTCTTAAGGAACCACATATTTTCAATGGGGGTTACGTCATATGTAATGATTGGCACGAGGCTATTGCTGGTAATGTTCAGCAAGCGCTGAATAAATACGCTCCGCATACGGTTCGATAAGTGCTGTTGGTTTAATGCAAAGAACCGCACAATTTTGCACAATTTTTGAAACGATGTTTTTGCTACGCAGCGCCAGCACTGGCGGGGCCTGGGCGGTCTGCACAAAGTGCACAAAAAGAGGCATGTTTAGCGCGCAGGCGAGGCGGGGGAGTAAGCGCGCGCTTTGGGGGTAGGGAAGGGGTCGACATACCTCGCCAAAAGCCGCCTGCCGGGCGCGCACTTTCACGGTGCATCAGGCGAGCGCGCAGGCAAAAGCCCGCCAGAATGGCGCTGGCTGCGTCTGGTTGGTGATATGACATTGAGGTGTTGCAGGTTGGCCGACATGGCCGGGAATGGTGGTGCTGAAGGCCGGTACCGCACCGCCGGTAATGGCAGAGCGGTACCTTCAGACTACTTCGGGACTTCCAGCAACGCGTAAGGGTTGAAGCGGATCACTTCTTCGCCCAGCCAGTCGTTAACGTGCTTCATCGCCTCCATGACCGGCGTCAGCTCGTTGACTGCGAATACTCTCGCCGCCTTCTCGACGTCGCCGAATGATCCGTTACCTTCCGGGATAGCGCCCATCAGCTGCGGTGGCACGCGGTGAGCTGCGAGCATGTCGTCACGGGTGGAGGACTTCACGCCGACAAACTCATCCTTCGCCGATATCTGGCTGAACGGCAGGATCTGCACGGCGTCTTTGCCAACCCCTGGCGCACTCAGCAGAATGTTTTTAAATGCCCCGCCGCGTCGGGTATCGGTCAATGTCTTCTTCAGGTTCTCCAGGCTTTCCCCGTCAGCCACTGCGCTGCTGACGTAGACAATACAGCCGGCATGCGACCCGTTGTCGTAGTAGAGTTTGCGGAACTTGTCGGCGGAGTGCGCCAGGTTCGCCGACAGCAGGCCGGCGAAATACTCCGGCATGCCGTAGATCTCCTGGTGAATGTCGGGGTTGATCACATGGCACACCGAGCCGGTTTCGAACGGGTGATCGTCAAGCCCGGACTGAATAAACCAGTAGGTATCGAGGTCGGAACCTCGGCGGGTGTACTTCGCCAGCGAGTTACGAAAACCCATTGGCCCATTCAGGCGGTTACGGCGCATTTCAAGGTACGCATTGCCGAATACAAACCAGTCGAGCGCAAAGGCCGAGAACGCCTGGCGCGATAGCAGCTTGTGCGGGATAAAGCACCCCGCCAGCACGTTACGCTTGAAGAACAGCGCCGACTGGTGCCAGCTCGCATAGCCGAACTGGCGGGCCAATCCGTACCAGCTGATCGGCGTCTCGTAGTACCGGCCATTGTTGGCGCAGTACATGTTATCCAGCAGGTCATGAGCACCGGTTACCGGCCACGGGCCGTCGAACGTGAACGCGCTCAGGCCGGGGGCTGACTTCAGCGCGTCGGCGAGGTCGGCCTGCTCTCTGGCATACTGCCTGCCGCGCGGGGATTTTCGTCTGCTCATCAGTACTCCATAACAGTCATAGTGTTGCCGCCTTCCTGACCCAGCGGCTCGTTAACGGTGGCGAGCATGGTTGCCCAGGCGAGATCGCCGTGGCTCACGCCCCGGGCACGGTCGGTGTCGTAGGTGATGACGCCGCCAGGCGTGACCACCTTGCGCACGGCGCAGAAAGCGGTGATCAGGTCATATTCGCCGCGGTCATACTCCCAGCGGCCGGCGCGAATCAGTTGCAGCATTTTCAGTACCAGCATGCGCTTACTGGCTGG